CAGTTTTACCATATATTAACTCCTTTATATATTGCATACTCAACATTGATGGCTCACCTGTAGTGTTTGTAGGATTTGCAGTGGGTTGTGGCGATGGAGGGGTATTAATATTTGACAATACATCAAATTCTTCTATTCCTTTGATATTTTTTGCATTCTTCTTTTTTTTAACTTTCTTTATCTTTTGAATCATATCTGCACTTTGAAAATCATCTATTGGTTCATCTATAATACTACTAAATGACTTTGTACTATCATTTTTTATATCAGTTGTATCCTTTTTCATATTGCCCATTATATATAATACCCAATTATATATAATTTGTTATTTTTATTTGAAAACGCGAACATCTGTCGCTTTTATATTATTATCTAGAATACATCATACCACAATTACCACCAATGAATGATAATATATTGTAACGCTCTTCAAACAACGTCATATTATAGTTGTATTCAAATAAACGCCAATTTGATTTACGAACTCCAATTGGTTCACCCGTTTCAGTATCACATACCACGTCATAACTAGAATTTGCATAATCAATTGTTGGAGAATAAGTTGTTATTTCTAGTTCTATAGTTTTGAACTTACTCAGGTTGATAGCCCCCGACGGTTGATATTCAAATGGGCTAGTATTCAAACAGAAATTGTAACAATATAAACCCTCGTTTGCTGCTCCAGAAGTACGCGTATATTTTTCAATAAAGTCATATACACCTCTTGTCATCATATTTTCTCGATAATCACCATTCAATAAAATACCCATTGTTTCTAATATATCCTTTCGGTTTTCGGCATGGTAAGTACCTGTAATAGCAATGCCAGTATTTTGTTCTGTCGCAGTTGGTCTGCGTGGATGTAGAGCCATCCCAAATGACAAATCATATTCCATCCCTAATAATGGTTCAAGTGGGGCTAATGTAACATTAGAAGGCAGATTGTCATAGGGCCAATTCGTATAATTACTCCACTCATTACGCAGATTGACATCATTTCTTTGCATAAACCACATCCAACTCGATATCATTCCGTTTGAATTCACTTTGATTTTTTTCGAACCAGTTACATTTTCATATTTATGTTCAAATACATCTTTTATTAAATATATATGGTCCTCTCCTGCAAATATTTGTGTTTCTTCTTTCGATAGGAAACAATACGTAGATAGTAAATGTATATCAGCGTTCCATGTAGGAAATCGATTTTCATAATCGTTCGGCTGAATATATCCAGTCGGTGGACTTTGAAGAAATCGATACATCTGGAACCGCGATTCATTGAAATCTGGTTGTACATAAGGAAAGTTGTATTCCAAATCAAAAATATCTCTTACCTGGAATAATTCCTGGATAGGACGCATTGTAATTGAAATAACTAATTCATTATATTGTAATGCAACTAATGGAAATGCACATGTACTATTCAATGTGAACCATGTATTAATAGGTATGTACAAATTGCGTCCACGGATGGATGGCTCAGCTCCGGTTATCTCTGGAGTAAACGACGCGGATGGATAAGAGTTTGTTCTACCATGTGCTACTGAAGGGTCTGTTAGTTCGGTTACATGTCCTGTCATTTTGTGAAACAATTCCTTCTTTTCTGCTGTAAAATCACGGTCAACCATTGCAGCCATATATTCTCCAGTGTAACGCTGTAGCGTTAATGACCCACATGTAATTGTCACTTCTTTAATCATATGCGTGCCGATATTTTTAATCCATTTGAATTCATATGGAGCCCACTTGTATCCAGTATCTACCGTGGGTGGATATACCGGACTCCATATATCGGGTAATCCAACTACTGCATATGTATCCATAAGTAGGTCAGCATATCGAGGTATTTTGAAAGTAAATGTGGATGGTTCGGTAGGACGTAAATCTCGTTGACCATCATAGTCTATGCGAAATTTTTGCAATCCAAAGTTGCTATATTTGACATATGTTGCTTTAAAAAATGTTTTACATGGGTTACCGGTGAGAAATACATTGTTTGCACCAACTGCTATTATATTTAGTAATCCACCTGCCATTAATTAAGATATATATTAACTTTTTATTATATTTGTTTCTATATAGATAATATAATGCAACTAACCAATTTTCATTTGATATTGTGTATTATCGCAGTTTTGTTGATTTTATATATTTTATACAAGTTGAAGTATAAGAAACGAGCTCTTATTGAATTGAATGAGATACCAATCATAGAAGGCTATACAACGATTGACGAAGCTGTTGCAGAAGTCGAAGAAGTAGTATCTAAATATAATGAATTCAGTAATATATCTTCAATTAAGGCGAAACATACTAACATGCCAATTCATGAATATTGTATCAAGTCCTCCTATAATACGGCATGTAGTGGAAATTATGTAAGTTCTCAGATGATAGAAGCTGTATTGAATCGCGGATGCAGATTTCTCGATTTTGAAATTTTCTACATCGGAGAAGGAGAATCATATATTCCAATGGTAGCTGTATCATCGGATAATCTTTATCGTACGATGGATACGAAAAATAGTATACCATTAGATGAAGCACTTGGTACTGTAGCTAGCAACGCATTTTCTCAAACTTCCCCAAACAAAAATGACCCTCTCTTCATAAATATGCGAATAAAATCAAACAATGCAAATGTATACCAGGCTGTTGCTAAATCAATTAGTGCAACATTGAGTACACTTGTATATAGCGGGGATATTAGCGAGAACACGCTTATGAGTAACGTGATGGGAAAAGTCGTTATTGTAGTAGATAAAACTATACGTCCAGACTACAGACAACATGCAACGTGTGATTCCGGAATTATTGATTGTTTTGAATTGAGTAACTATATGAATATGGAAAGTGGTAGTGAGTACTTGAACAAATATAATTATACCGACCTACTAAATCACGCAAATACACCAGCATTGTTGAAAAACGATAATATTCGTACAACATCGACCAGAATGAAAATGGCAGTTCCGGACAAAGAGATGAATACAACCAACCCAGCGCTTACCGAATTTGTTATAAAACATGGATGTCAAAATGTATTCTATCAGTTCAAAATAGCTGATACTAACTTACTTGATTACGAAGAATTTTTTAATGATAACTTAGGAGGAATAATACCCCTATCAGTTGCATTACCTTATCTGGTTGACTAATCGCGATATACATTGTCGATTTAGCAAAAACAGAGATGTATATGGTTATTCTAACCAAATTCTGTTATTTATTATTTATTATTTCTAATTGTATTGTATTAGAAATAATATGGTGAAATCAACGTCGAATACTCAAAAAAAACGTAAATATAGAAATAAATTATGCGAAGATGCTATGACATTTGAAGAATGTGAGCTGGCGATTGTTCGAAATGCAGTGGACGAAACTGAGAATTTACAAGGGCAGCAAAAAGTCAATAACAAAGATATCCAGAAAATGTTGACGATTGTTGAGAAATTTATTATAGATAAAAAGTTGGTTTGTTATGGAGGGACCGCTATCAATAATATATTGCCCAAGTATGCACAATTCTACAAACGTGATATTGAAATACCAGATTATGATTTCTTTTCTGCAAACGCGTTGGATGACGCAAAGGAGTTAGCTGATATTTATTACAAAGAAGGGTATATGGATGTAGAAGCAAAATCGGGAGTACATTATGGTACTTTTAAGGTGTTTGTGAATTACATACCTATTGCTGATATTACCTACTTACATCCAGATATATACAAATCCATTACAAAACATGCTATTCAAATTGCTGGGATAAAATATGCTCCTCCTGATTATTTACGAATGTCCATGTATTTAGAATTATCTAGACCTGCTGGAGATGTTTCTCGATGGGAAAAGGTATCAAAACGGTTAGCAATACTAAACAAATTTCATCCAATGAAATTAGACAAAAATTGCAATACAATCGATTTTTCTAAAAAAATGAATTTACAAATGAAAGATAATGAGCGATTACATGTAAAGATGCGTGATATATTCATTGACCATGGTACTGTATTTTTTGGTGGGTATTCAACTCACATGTATTCAAAATATATGCCAGATAAGAAACAACAACTTGTAAATTCTATTCCCGACTTTGATATTATAGCCGAAGACCCCGATAAGACAGCTACAATCGTGAAAGAACAATTACAAAGAGAAGGATTCAAACAAATTAAACTGGTTAAACATGCCGCTATAGGTGAGATTATACCGAAACATGTGGAAATAACGGTGGGAAAACATAGTATGGCCTATATATACGAACCAATTGCTTGTCATAGTTACAATGAAATTACAGTTGATAATAAACAGATTAAAATTGCTACGATTGATACCATATTGGCATTTTATTTGAGTTTCTTATATGCAAATATGCCTCATTATGACAAAGATAGATTGATATGTATTGCGATGTTTTTGTTTCAACTTGAAGAACATAATCGCTTAGAACAACGTGGAATTCTAAAACGATTTAGCATTGAATGTTATGGCAAACAGCCTACTCTCGAGGATACGCGTTCAAAAAAAAGTGAAATGTATAAAGAATTAGCTGGTCAACGTGAAACAAAGGAATATGAAATGTGGTTTTTGAAATATGTTCCTGCTGATTTATCTAAAACTAAAACTAAAACTAAAACTAAAACAGCAAATGCAGCCAAAACACGTAAACGCCAAAAAACACACACAAAAAAAAGTGAAGAAGATACGGAGAAGAAATCAAAAAATCCAATTACAGACTTACTTCGCATGCGTATTGCATGATAATTATAACAATATTTGTTAAATCTCACTAATAAATGTTGTAAACCTGTGTACAGAATAATACATAGTTCCAAACATGAGACTTTTGAAAAACAA